GTACTTTTGTTGACCGTATGCAGATAGAAGCCGAAGAACTCAATGGAAGATATGTAAAGTTGGCCGCTTTCATAGATTCAGGGAAAATGGATGAAGTCGTTAATGATATATACAACAAGTGTTTGCTGGAAATCCAATGCGGCACAATGTTCGACTATATACGCCTTCTTGACACTCGCATACAACGTATGCAAGGCTCTGATAGCGCAGAAGTGCGGAAGATGAACTTTGGTATGGCGATCAAGGCTCTTAAATACGGTTATGCTGTCCGTAGAAACGGCTGGAATGATAAGGGCCTATGGGTTATCAAACAGGTACCGGCACACATTGATAGCGACATTATTCCCAAGATGCAATATCTTCCGCAATCAGCAAAAGACCTTATTCTGAAAGGCAAAGGATTCATTGACTATACAAGCCAGTGTCTTATTTACAATGAGAACACCGGGCGTGCTGATTCATGGGTTCCGTCTATCAGTGATGTATTTGCAGAAGATTGGGAGATTGTGGAATGATAGTAACTACCGACATAGGAAACATTCTCTATCGGGACTGCAAGGCTTTCGGAATAGATATAGTGCCTGATGGTGAAACGCTGACGGGTGAATTGAAGTCCGAAAGGATTGTCATCCACACGAAGAAACAACAGCCGGGAAAGTATTGGAAGAAATCTTTTGCAGAAGTGAATCTATGTGTACCCAATTTAAGCGAGAATGAAGCGAACACAATCCGGCTTAACGAACTTGAAAGAAAGGCTGACAAGCTGCTTGATGATGTAGTAAGCACCTATGACGGTACAACCTATCGTTACTCTATCGAATCAATTGGCGCGGAAGCGGATGCAGCTTTGAAATGCCATTACGTGAATGTGAGAATTTTATTTGAAGTAATAAATGTAAAACTATAAGATTATGATTTCAGCAGTAGGAATAAAAAGAATCTTGTTTGCCGATATTGATAAGGTAACGGCAGACATTACCCCCGAAATCGCAAAGACTTTGATTCAAGCCGCTATCAAAGCGAAAGATGAGGTTTTGAATGTACACGGGGAAACGTGGCAGATTGAGGAAACGGAAGCCTCCGTCACTGGGTACAAGAACCAATTAACGGGAAAGAATTACCGTTACGATGATGTGCCGGGAGAAGTATCGCCCGCTTTCTCTATCGGACAATATGACTGGAAGACCAAGAAAGCGTTCATGGGTGGCGATGTTATTCAGGCAACATCTAAAGATGTAGGTTGGAAGCGTGCTTTGGATAAAGTTATTATCAACAAAGCATTGTTCTGTCTGACCGATGATGATGTCTGGTTCATCTTCCCAAAATGCCGTATTGTTTCCCGTGAAGCCAATACGGATAAGGCAATTGCAATCGCTGTAAAAGGCTTGGTGCAGGAACCGGGAATCGAAGGTGTTTCTTCTGAGTATAACTATGAAGAAGGGCAGATTAAAGCTTTGCAGGCATGAACTACAGTAACCATTGTACCTACTCCTTCCGATGCGACCGTAAAGCTGGACGGTGCAACGGTCAAGTCAAAGCAGGTGAATGCTGGGGCTACCGTTCACTATGAAGTGTCGAAAGTGGGGTACGTCACTCAGTCAGGAGATATTAAAACCACTCCTTCTGAAGTTGATACCACTCTTAAAAAAGAGATAACATTGGTAAAAGCACAAGAGTGATAACCGGGGGATGGATATATACCATTCCCCCTTTTAGTTTAAGAATATGAATCAAGCAGCAAAAACGGTTTCTGATGCTTTGTTAGGGCTGGATTTCATGAATGTGGAGATAGGAGGGATGGTTTATACCATTAAACCTCCTACAATTAAAATTATCTGTCGTGCCATTCATCATTTTTCCAATATCGGCATGACTGGAGATAATGTCATGGAAGCTATTAAAGAGCTTCCTGAAGCTACTGAAGATATGCTGAAAGGTATTTCATGCTTCATCTGCGGGAATGATAGTTTGGTCAAAGAATTGGAGAACGGCACTTTTGAAGAAGTCAAAGATGCCTTGGAAGTCTGTTTCTCTATGATGGATATTTCGGCTTTTCAGTGTGTCAGCTCGATGAGGAACGTGTCGATGCTGGCAGCAAGACCGAAACAGTAGGAAACACAACGTTCTTCGGGCAGATAGCCCATTTGATTGACACGCTGCATCTGAGTTATACAGAAGTGTTTGAGATTATCCCTTATCGGAATCTGCTGATGATGCAACGGGATAAATTACGCGCAGTATATGGTGGTCAGAAGGTGAATAGAATCAGTGGTAAGGAATTGGCTAATCGTAGGAAAAAGAAATAGATATGTCAAAATTATATTTTAAGATAGGTAGTGACTGGGAAGAAGTTGTAAGACTTCGTAATGAAATTGCAAAATTAAAGCAGGAGTTAATGAGCATGGATGGCACGCAGACTCCTGCTGCTTTCAAGGCTTTGAATGCCCAACTTGCTGCATCCAACCAAAGATTGGATGAGTTGGTGACTAATGCAGCCAAAGCTGGAGCGGAGATGGAAACGGGATTCAAAAGGAAAATCTTCGATGCTTCCCAGGCCGTGAATGGATTCACAGAGAAGATTCTTGCTCAAAAAGCGGTAGTTAAGGATATTGAAGCGGATGTAAAACGACTTGGGGATGCTTATCGTATAGCATTGAAAAGGAATCCGTTATCAGCAAATAGCAAGTTAGAAGAATACAATGCTGCCCGCAAAGCTCTTGATGAAGAAAAGGCAGCTTTATTTGGATTAACCCAGCAACAGGCAGAAGCACGTCTGTCAGTAAAAAAACTACGTGATGAATACGCCCTTTACAAGGATGACGCAAAAGAGGTTGTAGAAACTAATAATGGTATTGCTATTTCTTGGAAGAAAGCCTTGGCGGTTATTGGTGGTGCTGGAGTACTGAAAGCATTAGGTGCTGAAATGATTCGTGTACGTGGCGAGTTCCAGGCTGCTGACACTGCTATTGAAACTTTATTGGGAAACAAAGAGAAAGCCAATGCCCTCATGTCACAAGTTCGTGAGTTCGCTAAAATTTCTCCGCTTGAATTTTCTGATGTAACAGCAGCCACGCAGATGATGCTTGGTTTCAACATTGAAGCCGAGAAAGTTCCCCGTTATCTACAAGCTATTGGCGATGTTTCTATGGGGAACACACAAAAGTTTAATTCTATGACTTTGGCATTCTCTCAGATGTCCGCTGCCGGTAAACTTATGGGTCAAGACCTCAATCAGATGATTAATGCAGGATTTAATCCTCTGCAAATCATGTCTGAAAAGACCGGTAAGTCTATCGCTACCCTCAAAGATGAGATGTCTAAGGGGGCTATTTCCGCAGAAATGGTTCAGCAGGCATTTATAGATGCTACTTCCGCTGGTGGTCGATTCTATCAGATGTCCGAAAACGCTTCAAAAGAGATAAACGGTCAGCTTTCTATGATGCAGGATGCTTTGGATTCCGTGTTTAACGAATTGGGAACAAAGTCGGAAAGTGTTATCATGGACGGTATTCAAATGACAACTTCGTTGATTCAGAATTATGAAACAGTAGGTAGAATCTTGGCTGGATTAGTGGTTACTTATGGTACATACCGGACCGCAGTGATGCTTGTTACTGCTGCCGAAAGTAAACATACTCTTGTGGAGATTGGACTTACCAATGCCCGTTTATTGGCACGAAAAGCGCAGTTAGCTTTAAACGCTGCAATGCTTACCAATCCTTATGTGTTGTTGGCTACTGCTGTAGTAGGACTTGGAGTTGCAATGTGGGCATTATCCGACAGCACAACATCTGCTGAACGTGCTTTGGACTCGTACAACAAGAAAATAGAAAAACTAGACACGGACGAAGAAGATCGGAAACGTACTTTGGAAGGTCTTGTTAGCACCATTAATAGCGAGGTGGAAGCCGAGACCACTAAACTTAAAGCCTTAAAAGACATTGAGAAACTATATCCTGTACTTTTTAAGAAGTATGTCGATGAGAAAGGTCATATACATGACTTGACTGGGTTTTGGAAGGCATATAATGAAGAGGTTTCAAAATCCAGAACACAGTCAAAACAGGCTATAGTCGAATCTTTGGAACAACAAATAAAAAGTGCAGAATGGGCTTATAATCTGGCAAGGAAAGAGAATAACCGTTCCGAAATGAAGGTTCAGGCACAGCGTATCGAAGACCTGAAGAATGAATTGGTAAACGCAAGAAAAGATGTCTTGTCAGAAATCAATACCCAATTGGAAGTTGAGAACAGACAGGAAACACAAGAAACTACATATCAAGAGGATTTGGCAAATGCTAAAGTCGAATGGGAGAAAGCGAAAAAAGGGTATGAGGCCTTAATCAAAGATCAGACGGCTACATCGAAACAGGTGAAAGAAGCCAAAGATAAGATGGAGGCATCCGAAAAGACATACAAGGAGCTGGGCGGAGTAACCGGAAGCGCACTGACCAGACAGGAAAATCTAGCAAAAAAGCAAAAAGAAAATCAGGAAAAGCTAGACGGGCAACTTCTTTCACTTCACCGTCAGAACCAACAGGATGAAATCAACCTGATGGGAGAAGGCACGGAAAAGAAGTTGAAACAGATTGACCTTGATTATCAGAAACAGATTGATGCGATAAGAAAACAGGAGGAAGAATGGAGCAAAGCCGGTAACGGTAAGCTGACCGACAAGCAGGCACAGAAAATTTCAGAAGCTTATACCAATGCCGAAAGTATGAGAGATAAAGATATTTCCGATGTAACTGAAGGACAGCTGAAAGCCGAACAACAGGCTTTGAACGACTACTTGAAAGAATATGGCACGTTCCAGCAGCAGAAATTGGCTATCGCCCAAGAGTATGCGGAAAAAATAAGGAAAGCACAGGAAGAAAACGGTGTTAATAGTGCACAAGTAAAGTTACTGGAGAAACAACGTGATGTTGCCATACAGAACAAGGAAACAGAAGCCATAAAAGCCAATATAGATTGGGTTACTGTGTTCGGTGAGTTTGGTTCCATGTTTTCCGACATGATAAAGCCCGCCTTGGACGAAGCGAAAAAATATGTACGGACTGACAAGTTCAAGAACTCCGATCAGGCAAGCCAGAAATCATTGATTGACGCCATCAGCCAGATGGAAAAGTCTTTGGGTGGTACAAGTGGAGTCAACTTCAAGAAACTTGGAGAGGATGTAAAAGCCTATCAAATAGCAGAACAGAATCGTATCAGTGCCATAGGGATTGAAACAGCTGCTTTGGAAAGACTAAAGAAATCACAGGATGATTACGCCAAAGCGCAGAAGGGCGGAACGGAAAGTGAGAAACAAGCCGCAGCAAACGCTCTTGAAACAGCACGGCAGAATGCTGACATTGCATCCGCCAATGTGAAGACACAGACTGATATCGCCAATCAGGCCCAGCGTAATGTGACTGATACCGCCACCAGACTGAAAGCAAGCATGGAAAATTTGTTGGGAGGCTTGCAGCAGATTTCATCCGGTGGATTGTATAACGCATATAGCGGAATTATCAAAACCGTGAACGGATTCAAGGATGTCATAGGAAAAACGTCAGAATCTCTTAAGGAGGTCCCCATTGTCGGATGGATTCTGTCCATCATTGACGTACTCAAAGACGGATTAAGTGATCTTGTCGGTGGTCTGCTTGATGCTGTTCTGAACGCTGTCAGTGGAATTATCGGTGATGTCTTGTCAGGGGATTTGTTTGTCACAATCGGCAAGTCATTGAGGAACGGCATAGGAAACATCCTGAACGCAATCTCATTCGGAGGCTTCAACTCCTTGTTTGGAATAGGTGGAAACGCCAAGGAAGTACAGGAAACGATAGACAGGCTGACGGACAGGAATGAAACTTTGCAAACGGCCATCGAGGATCTGACTGACGAGATGAAGGCAAGCAAGGGAATGAAATCGGTTGAATCTTACAGGGAAGCTGTAAAGTATCAGGAGGAAGTCAATAAAAACTATCTGCAAATAGCAAAGGAGCAAGCCGGATATCATAAGAGCCACGGCAGCTGGCAGCATTATCTGAAATGGACGGATGAAATGCTGGAACACGCAAGAAAAGCTACCGGCATGCAGGATTTCTCCGGCACCGATTCCTTGTGGAATCTGACCCCCGAACAGATGAAGGCTCTACGGTCGGACGTATGGTTATGGGATATCATGGAATCTTCCGGTAAGGGAGGTTACGGTGAGCGTGTTACCGACAAGCTGGATGATTATATAGAGCAGGCAGGAAAACTGGAAGAACTGACCGACAGTCTTTATGAGGGCCTGATCGGAATGTCATTCGATTCCATGTATGACAGTTTTATAAGCAGTCTGATGGATATGGAGAAGAGTGCGGAGGATTTTGCTGATGACATATCCAAATATTTCATGCAGGCGATGCTGTCAAATGCCATCGGTGAACAGTTTAGTGACAAACTGAGGACATGGTATGACAGATTCGGCAATTCCATGAAAAATGACGGTACATTGGATTCTGATGAAATGGATAAACTGCTGAATGGTGACGGTGATTTTATGGGTTGGAACGAAATGGTGGACGAAGCCATGAAGCTCCGTGACGAGCTTGCCGCAGCAACCGGATATGACAAGATTTCGCAAGAATCAACATCCCAGTCAGCTTCATCCAAAGGTTTTCAGGTAATGAGTCAAGATACTGGCGAAGAGTTGAACGGTAGGTTTACAGCATTGCAGATTGCAGGAGAAGAAATAAAAAATGCCATGCTGAATACGCTGGCGGTGGCACAAGCCATATCCTCATTTGCCAAAGACAACAATACAATGTTGACTGAGATAAGAAATCTGATGATTTCATCCAACGGTCACCTTGAAAGTATTAACAAATACACCAAACTAATTTATAAGTTTGGAGACAAGCTTGACGAAATAGCGAAAAATACAAAAAGTATATAAATATGCCACAAGAAGAACTGTTTATTAATGGAAAGGACGCTTATACCACATGGGGAATAAGCATGGATGACACTGCACTGTCCGCCCTCATGACCCCAGCACCCAATAAGGAGTTCATTGAGAACAAGAGCCGAATGGAGCATGGAAAGCGTGTGATAACAGCTGATCCCAAAAAGGACGAGCGCGATCTTACATTACAGATAAACCTGACAGCCCCTGATAAAGATACATTCTTTGCAAGGTATGACAGCTTTTGTAATGAGTTGGATAAAGGAATACTTGAAATAAAGACAAAGTATCAGCCCAATATAGTTTACAGGACTATTTATATTTCCTGTAACCAGTTCAGCCAATTCATGCAAGGCATAGGAAAATTCGTGCTGAAGCTGAATGAGCCTAATCCCAATAACAGAAATTCCCCTTGACATTCTATTTGATTTTCAAATAAAATATATACTTTTGTTCAGCATTGTGTAAAGGCACACAAAACTTAATTATGGAACAAATCGACATCAAAGACATATCCGGTGCTATCCTGCTTACAACTTTGATCAATGAAGGCTGCAAGCGTAAGTTCACTCTGATGAAGGAGGACTACATCATGTTAAAGTTCTCCTTAGAGAATCCCATATATTTCAAACTTGGCTCATACGTGGAATGTAACTTCGGATTGTTCGAGGTGTGCGACTTGCAGAAGCCCGCATTCAACACCAATACCGCCGGCTACGATTACGAATTAAGACTTGACGCCTACTACTGGAAATGGAAAAACAAAATCTTCAAATATACCCCGGAGACGACCGGACAGGAGGCGTCCTGGAACCTGACCGCTCCGCTTGACGTACAAGCCGGTATAGTCCTTAGAAATCTGAAAGCTCTTGGTTACACATACAAAGGACAGGATTTTGTTTTCTCCATTGATTCCACAGTCGAAAACAAGTCCCAGTTGATGAGTTACGATAACATCAACATCCTTGACGCTTGTTTTGAGATGGCAAAGAAATGGGATTGCGAATGTTGGGTGACTGAAAACATCATCCATTTCGGGCGTTGTGAGTCCGGTGACGCGGTGGATTTCGAGATCGGGAAAAACGTGCAGGAAATGTCACAGTCAGAATCCCAGTCCACCTATGCCACCCGTATCTACGCTTTTGGTTCCACCCGTAACATACCGGCAGACTACCGCCCCATTGACGAGACCGTGGTTGTGAACGGCGTGGTGCAGCGCAGGCTGATGCTTCCCGAAGGCACTCCTTACATTGACGCTTATCCTGATATGACTACCGAGGAAGCCGTCGAGCAGGTGGTTATCTTCGATGAAGTCTATCCTCGAAGAACAGGCATCATGTCGGATGTCACCACTATCGAAGTGACGGACAAGGTGGAGAATGAGGACGGCACAACCACCGAGGAAAAATGGAATGCCTACCGCTTTAGGGACACGGGTGTTAACTTTTCCGAGAAATATATCCTCCCCGGTCAGGAGCTGAGGATACGTTTCGCGTCCGGGCTTCTCAACGGTTTGGAGTTTGCCGTGAAGTTCAATCCTGAGGGAAAGCCGGAGAAATTGGAGGATGGCGGATGGAACCCTGAGGCACAACTTTGGGAGATAGTCAGGAATGAGGACTATGGCAGACCGCTTCCCGGTGATGTGCTCTTTCCCCAGGATGGAGATGAATATGTGCTTTCCGGCTGGGACAGTACGAAAATAACCGAGCTGGGGCTTGTGGGTGCCGCCGAGCAGGAGTTGAAGGAAAAGACTGAAAAGTACGCTGCCAAATCCAAGATAGACCCGAGTACCTATGGCTGCACGATGATGTCAAATGACGCATACCGTGAGGATGGCGTTCATAATTTCTATAGCATCGGTCAAAAGGTCAACCTTATCAACAAGGCTTATTTCGAGAACGGAAGACAGTCAAGGGTTATCGGATTTGAATTCAATCTTGATTATTCCTTTGACTCACCTGTTTATACTGTCGGGGAAACCGCCGCCTATTCCCGTATCGGGGAGCTGGAGGAAAAGGTTGAGAGCCTTACCCTAAAGGGACAGACCTATACGGGCGATGGTGACAGCGGTGTGTATGTGATAAGAAGGAATGACTCTACACCGGCCACGGATAGTAACGTGTATTCCGCATTGCGCTCCTTAGTAATGTTCCTTCGTAAGGATCAAGCGGACGGAACAAATTTCTTATTGAAGTTCGGCAAGTTCATCGACTCCATGATTGCCGGTAAAGGTGCCGGTATCTATCCTGACGGGCGCGGTCAGTTCGAGCGTCTTGAGGTACGCGGCTCCGCAGTGTTCAAGGAAATCATCTATAACCGTCTGAACGCACAGGAAGGCGACACCTCATATTCCGAGAACGGAGTCATTGAGTCCGTGGCTTTAGAGAGCGACGGAACTTATACCCTGAAATTGCGCAAGCGCTGGGAGAATGACTTCACCGCATTCCAGGAGGGTGATATAGTGTACGGGATTGTAAACAACCTCTTTTCAACGGGGGAGTATTACGCCTCGTGGATGCGCGTGCTGTCCAAGAATGTCCCGGCCAACTCCATCTCGGTGTTGTCATACCCGGACAGTGAGGTGCCGGGCGGTAAAAACTATCCTCCCACAGAGTTGACGATCATTACCAGAAGAGGAAACGCCTTCAATGAGGACAGGCAAAGCTACTGGTATTTGTCCGCCACCACGGATAAATGTCTTGTCTGGCTGGAAGGAGTAACGAAGCCTGTCTTGGAACAGAACAACTATTACATGATATTGGGGCGTTTGCCCAATTTGGATTTGTTTGACAATCTCCCCGTCAACTATAAGCACTCGTACATATTCGCCCGTGCCGGCATCTTCGGTGAACTTTACCGGGTGGACTGGCAGGGACTGCCCGTACAGGAACTGGTGGACCGTGGCTTTTGGTCGGCCGAAGTCGCGTCCTCTGACAATCCTTACACCAATACGCAGGAGCGGGCGGACACGGTTTGGCACTACGGCTGCAAATGGAAGTGCCTGATGACGGGAACAGCCGACGAACCGCAATATGCGGCGGCCGGATGGGCGATGCTGGAAGGGAACCCGGAATTTACGATAGAGATCGGCAGCACAAAGGGGTGGTATTTTGATATCGAGACTTTTTCCACAACGTTATATATTACCGGCAAGCTGTACAACCGTGACGTGACAGATCATATACTTGACGCTGATGTGAGCTGGACGCGTGATACCGGGAATGTATCAGAAGATAACGCATGGGCGGTGAAGCGTGCCGGCGCCGGGAAAAATCTTCCTCTGACGATAGATGATCTCGGACCGAATTATACCAACATGCGGGTGTGTACGTTTAAAGCACAGGCGTTATTGCGTGACGGGCAGCAGTTTGAAGTGGCGGAGAATTTTGTAACATTTTAAAATGGTTTTATACAATGGCAACAAAGCAACGAAAAATAGAAATCAACTACCGGCTGTTACAAACCAGTTGTAACATCGAGGTGGTGGGCAGCGTGCCGGACATGCAGGTCTACCAGGCTGACAAAGCTGAATACACTCCGGACTATACGCTGACACCGCTGGTCCTGTTTCCGCGGTGCAACGCCACCGATCCGGAAGCGGTGACTAAAATCGGGGCGGTCAACTCCAGGCTGACCAACATGAAGTGGTACGAGCGCATCGGAACCACACGCACACTTATCACATCGACAAACACAGGCTACAGCATTACGGAGTCCGGTGACAGCAAGGGACAGATCACAATGAAAAAAAATGTCACCGTCCTAAAACCCGTCACGCTGGAGTTTTACGCGGAATATGCCGACACACGTACCGGACAGCTGTTTACTTTTCAGATGAGCTGTCTTGTCCGCGCGGTTGACGGTACGGATGCGATCCCCGTATTGACGATAGACAGCCCGTCCACGCTGGACTGGAACCCGGTGCGTGACATCACCGCACAGACCATCACGGCTAAACTGATGGTAGGCGACACGGACGTGACGGCTACGGGCAAATGCAAGTTCTTCTGGTACCGTCTGTTGTCTACGGGAGCGCTGGAGGCGATAACCACAGGAGCGGGTGACAACGACTGGGAGTTTGTATCACTGAACAAGAATGTATATAAGATTGACCGCAATTATATAGGTGATGACATCACGATTGTCTGCAAGGCCACCTATGCGGCTTCCGGGACTCCGGCATCAACCCCGGGCACATCGGACCCGGCAGTCTCTACGGTGATACGCCGCAGGATTCCGAAGATTGAAGCCGACTGGGAGGGCGTACCTACGGGTGTTCCGGATGGGACTTACGCCATCTTTCCCAGACCCGTCATTCGGGATACCATGGGGGTTATCCCGAATCCATCCGCCATGTTTAACTGCCACTGGTACGTCAAGAAGAGCGGAGATGCCGGATATGCCAAGGTTGCCGACGGATACTCTCCCAGGATACCTTTCAGCAACGGCATGATGTTAAAGCTGGAGGTGGAGGACAGAGGCCCTTACGTGGCGCTGACACAAGGCGGCAAGGTGCTCACACAGGGGGGCAAGGCGGTAGTAGTAAGAAAATTTGGATAACATTAAAAACAATAGAATTATGGCATTTTACATTAAAGTAACGAAGGAGGTTGCCGACCGGTTGCATCTGACCGATATCCGCAACAGGACAGCGGATGGCAATGTATTATTGTGGCAGGCGGACGTGGCACGTTTCCCCGGCGACACGGTATTTGACAGGGCCAAGGAAGCGGGCGGCGTCTGCCTGACCCCGCAGGCGGCGAAAGAAGAGATAGACGGTACGGACCATCCCGTCGAAGTATTCACACCTGCCTCTTGGGGGGAGGACAACACCGAAAGCTCCGAAGGCACGGATAGTACGGAAACGACCGGGGAAGGAGGAGCGTCATGAGTTTGGTCAGCGCGACCGGACAGGTCATATTTTCGCAAAAGGGCGGCGTATACATGCCTGCCATCCAGTGTAACCAGGGAGATCTGTATCAGGAGTATATGGGCGAAGCGTCCGCGCCGACGAACATCGCACCGGATTTCGCTTCGCTCAAGCCCGTCTTGTCCTTCATTCTCACCTCTTCGCGGGTGGCGGAAGGGCTGGTGGTTCCTTCCTCCATGAAATGGTATTTCAATGATGTCGAGATCAAGTTCTCGGGCAATGTCTCCACCAACACGTTTGGCGGTGAGACGGGACATTTCAAGTTTATCCCTTACCAGCCCGGTACGACGGATTACTACGGATTGCAGATCGTCAAGAATCTGGTCAAGGCGAGCGGAGCGGCCTCTTGTACCATCAAGGGTGAAGCCACCGTGACCGTTGGGAATACCAGCGACACCGTCCAGTTCGTCTATAGCATCCCCATTACCAAGGGGGTCGGAAACCAAAAGCATGTGACGATCATTGCCGGTGACAACAAGTATTTTACCCTTCGGGACAAAGGGCAGAGCTGCATTCTGAAAGCCGTAGCGCGCATGGGCAGTGACGAGATCACTACCGGACTGGCGTACAAGTGGTACAACCAGGTCAACGGTGCGTGGAGCGTGCTGAGCGGAAAGACCACACAGACATTGACCGTCACCAACGATATGGTTGACACGACAGGTGTGTTCAAGGCGGAGGTGTACCAGGGCGGCAAGCTCATCGGTCAGGACACGCAGTCCGTAATGGATGCGTCCGATCCGTTTGATTTGATCCTGAATCCCACGCCCGAGGACGAGACCATCCGGGAAAGTGGTGACACGGTGGTCTATAAGCCCATTCTGGTCAAGCGTGGAAGTACCACCAAGTACAAGGACATGACTTTCTATTTCGTGTTCATGGACAGTGCAGGAGTAGTCCTTAACCCGTCTACTTCCGGTACAGCAGCCACTTCCGGCACGTGTACTTGGGACATGTGCCAGCAGGCAGGAGGCAACGTGGCATGGACCATCACAACCAAGGAATAAGGAGGTGATATGCCGTTGGTGACTAGAACCGGACAGGTCAGTTTTGCTCCAAAAGGTGACAAGGGAGATAAGGGGGCGCGCATGCGTATGCGTGTATGGGAGGCGTCTGTGTCTTACCTGGAGGGCAAGCAAGGGCAGCAGTTTTACGACATTGTACTTTATGACAACCTGCTGTACCTGTGCATCCGTTCGCATACGTCGGTATCGACGGAAACCCCCAAACAGAATGTGGCTTCGGGAAAAATAAAATACTGGGAGGTAGCACAGAGCTGGACTTTTATCGCCACCAAGCTGTTGCTGACCGAGAAGATCAAGGCGTCCATGATTGATGCGGACGGTATCAGGGCGGTCAATGTGGATATCAGCGGAAAAATCACGGCGGATAGCGGACGTATCGGTCCGTTTTCCATAGATTCCGGTATGTTGTCCTCAAAAACTCTTTATGAGGGGACGGATTCCCATGTCGGTTTCAACCTATCCGCCGGACAGATAGAGTTTTATAACGAAAGGACATTTGCACGTGTAAAAATCGGAGGGAACACGAAATTTGTCACAATCGAAGGGATATCGTATGATGCCGGAATTGACATACAGAGTCCGAATGCCATGATCGGGATGCACATCAAGACCCTGAGCATTCCTCTGTTCGTGGAGGGGGGTAACATTTTCCTTCATCCGAACAATGACAGTTATGTGTCTCTTCATGGCATAGTGGGGAACTGGAGGAACATATCCGTCAGCACTTCCCTGAATAACAATGATGACAATGTGATGTTTATTAATACGGGTAATATAGAAGTGACACTTCCTCCGGATGTTCCGGGACATACCATATACTTCAAACGTATGAGCGGCGGGGTAAGACTGACAGGCGGGCGCATCCTGCCTGCCCCCGGAGGAAAAGAGATGTCCTCCATTGATCTGGATTATGCGTCCGGATTCGTTAAATGTATGGGCAATTATTGGGTTATGTTTTATTGCGGATAACAGTATTTAATTAAGAATATTATGAAAGTTGATTTTACAAAATTTCCCCTGTTCACGGGGATAGACAGACAGGATATGGTGATAGCGGATATCCGTAAGGATATTGCTGACGGCATTTACAGGAACGTGCCCGGTCTTCCGGCGCACGTGCTTGCGGAGAAGATCTATCGGAACGAGCTTGTGGAGCTTGCCGATGACGAGATTCATATACTTGACCTCTACACTTCCGCTTCGGTGGGGCAGCTCGCCGACTCATGGCAGGATTATAAGAAAAACAATTTGGAAACTGGTAAATAAAAAATATTATGGAAAAGATGGAATTAAGTGAGGCGTTGAAAGCCAATGCCTCAGTACTGGAAGGACTGTTAGGGATAAATGATACGT